TCTCAGGCAATGCCTGAAAACGCCCCATCCATGATGAAAAAGGGCGGAAAGGTTAAGTGCTAAATGGCCGTCTCCGGCACCGTCTCAACGACAGTATTCAAAACCCGGAAGGTGGTTGACCACGCCTTCCGGCGTTGCCGTATGCAGCCGCAACAGATTTCATCCGAGCTAATCGACACGGCATTGGATAATCTTTATCTGCTGCTGTCGTCGCTTGGCAGTCAGGGTGTCCCTCTTTGGTGCATCGAGAAAGACATCCTCCCGCTCTATCTCGGTCAAGCGGTGGCAACGCCGCCCAAGGGCACGATGGACATCCTGAATGCCAACTATCGCTGGCTTTCACGCCAGAATGGGCCTGTGCAGTACAGCGCCCCGGGCGGCATCCCGCAGTATGCTTTTGATGGGGATCTGACGACTTCCTGCGCTCAGACTGGCATTAATGGCAATATCGAGATTGCCTACATCGGCGCGGATCCGATCAATGACCCGCAGTCTCAGGTTCAGGTAACGACTGTCGGCGTCATGATGGCGACTACCGGCACGTTCAACATTGTATTTGAGTGGTCGAACGATGGCGTGACATGGACTTCTAGCCTATCACCTGGCGCAACAGACTACGTTGCTGGCCGGTGGCAGTGGTACGACATCGACGGCACGCAGCCGGTGAACTATTTCCGTATGCGCGAGACGGGTGGGCTGATCCTGAACGTCACCGAGTTCTATGCGGCCAACAACCCCACTGAGATCCCGCTTGCCCGTATGAACCGCGACGACTGGACGAACCTGCCGAACAAGACGTTCCAAGGTCGCCCGCTTCAGTATTGGTTTGACCGCCAGCGCGACTACCCTGTGATGAGGATCTGGCCGGTTACGGACACCGCAGATATGTTTGGCCAGCTGATCATCTGGCGGCAGCGCTATATCATGGATGTGGGCACGCTTACGGACGAGCTCGATATTCCACAGCGTTGGTACGAGACCATTGTTTGGCAGTTGGCATGGAGGCTGGCGATGGAATTGCCAGATTTCAACATGCAGCTGATCGGCCCCATCAAGGCAACTGCGGATGAGGCGTTGAAGATCGCGCAGGATGAAGAGCGCGACAACTCGCCGATTTACTTTGCGCCTAACATCTCGCCGTACACCAGATGAGCATCTTTCTCGACCCACGAGGCAAGTCTACCTTCGGCATCGGGATCTGCGCCCGGTGCTCAAGGAAGATGTCGCTCGCCGATCTTTCTTCGGATCCTAACTATCCCGGTCTCTATGTCTGCGACGAAGACAAGGATCAGTTTGACCCGTACCGTCTTGCTGCCCGGCAGCCGGAGCGGATTAACTTGTTTCACCCTCGCCCAGATACTAATATCGCGCTGAACATGTATGGCACGATTTCGCAGGATGGTGACGATTTCATCATTGGCGAAGAGGGCGATGGGTATCTGGTTCCATGACGAACAATCCGCGCGTTCCTACAAATCTCATCCCGACCAAGATCACGCAGCTGCCTTTGGCAGACACGATCAAGGCGAGCGACTCGACCATTGTCGTTCAGGATGGCATCACTAAGCGCGGAAATTTCGGGCAGTTCTTGCAATACATCGGCCCGACCGGGCCAACTGGGCCGACTGGTCCCACAGGGCCTGCATCGTCTGTTGCAGGCCCTACTGGCCCTACTGGTTCTACTGGACCTCAAGGAAATACCATTACGGGTCCTACCGGGCCCACAGGCCCCACCGGACCAACGGGGCCCACGGGGACGCAGGGCAGCACGGGCGAGATTGGGCCGACGGGATCTCGCGGCCCTACGGGCCCCACGGGCCCCACGGGTCCGCAGGGAAATTCGGGCCCCTACGGGCCGACGGGGCCCACTGGGCCGACGGGGCCGCTTGGCGTAACAGGCCCCACAGGAAGCGCGGGTGCAGCATCGACTGTGCCCGGCCCCACTGGCCCGACCGGCCCGACCGGCCCGACTGGGCCTACTGGTGCAGCTTCAAACGTAGCGGGGCCTACAGGGCCTACTGGCCCGACCGGAGCAACCGGCGCGGCCTCAACAGTTGCAGGGCCTACTGGCCCCACTGGGCCTACAGGGCCGACTGGAGCCGCATCAACAGTTGCAGGCCCTACCGGCCCGACTGGAAATAATGGTCCTACCGGTCCGACAGGCGCTGCTTCAACGGTTGCAGGTCCTACTGGCCCTACCGGCCCAACTGGGAACACTGGCCCCACCGGCCCGACAGGTGCTGCGTCAACAGTTGCAGGGCCTACCGGCCCCACTGGGCCAACTGGTGCAGCATCAACTGTTGCTGGGCCCACTGGCCCAACTGGACCAACAGGCGCGGCTTCTACAGTTGCTGGCCCTACAGGTCCTACAGGGCCTACTGGCGCGGCTTCTAGCGTTGCCGGTCCTACTGGCCCGACAGGCCCCACAGGCGCTGCCTCAACTGTTGCTGGGCCCACTGGCCCAACAGGACCCACTGGCGCAGCATCGACTGTTGCCGGTCCTACTGGCCCGACTGGTCCTACCGGGACAGCTGGCGTCAATGGCCCGACTGGGCCTACGGGGCCGACGGGAGTTGCTGGAGTGAATGGGCCTACGGGGCCAACCGGCCCTACGGGAGCAACGGGTATTGACGGGCCTACAGGACCGACTGGTCCTACGGGCGTAGCGGGAACAGCAGGCCCTACTGGCCCGACTGGTCCTACGGGCGTAGCGGGAACAGCAGGCCCTACTGGTCCAACTGGACCTACTGGAGCTTCTTCTAGTGTCGCGGGCCCCACAGGTCCTACAGGGCCTACAGGGCCTACAGGGCCAACAACATACCCTGCTGCGGGCGTAGCCGTTTCCACTGGATCGGCATGGGGCACGTCTCTGACGGCTCCGGCTGGCGCATTGGTTGGTACAACTGACACTCAAACGCTGACGAACAAGTGGGTGCAGCCGCGCGTCCTAGCCAGCACGGCCAATAGCGCAACCCCCACGCTGAACACCGATAGCTACGACATGATGGTCATCACCGGCCAGTCTGTAGCCATTACATCGTTCACCACAAACTTGACCGGAACGCCAGTCAATGGACAAAAATTGTGGATCTCAATTACCGGAACGACGGCGATTGCGATAACTTGGGGCGCTAAATTTGAGTCGTCCACTATCACGCTTCCAACAACTACAGTGACAACCGTTCGTCTCGATATTGGCTTTGTCTGGAATGTTGCGACTACGACATGGCGATGCGTGGCTTCTGGCTAGTAGGGGGAACGCATGGCCATCCAGATAATAGTTTCAGACAGCTTTGAGATCGGCGAAGAGCCCTACGTCCTGAAGGACGCACTGGTGATGACCCAAGCCGAGTACGATGCGCTCACGCCTGAAGAAATACAGGCCATGAAACAGGCGCGGTATGATGCTTGGATCGCCATTATAAACACGCCAACTGACCCAGCGGTGTAGCCATGGCTGATAAATATTGGGTCGGAGGCACCGGCACTTGGAACACTACCCTCACCACAAACTGGCGTACAACTAGCGGCGGTAGTACCGTCGCCGCCGTCCCAACTGCTGCGGATAATGTTATTTTTGACAGCAATTCTGGCGGCACCTTTACCGTGACCATGACCGGCGCACTGGCCTGTCTCAGCTTCACAGTCTCAGCCGGGACAGTCACGTTTGCGCTAGGGACAACTCCAACGCTGAGTGTTGCGGGCAATATGTCCCTGTCCACTGGCACTGTGTGGAGCAGTACCGGAACGACAACATTTACTTCCACCACATCACGAACCATAGCAACGAGTGGAACGTCGATGAACTGCCCGATCACGTTTAACGGCGTGGGCGGAACGTGGGTGCTGCAAGATGCGCTGACCATGAACAGCGCGCGCCTTCTAAGCCACACAAACGGAACCATCGACCTAAATGGCAAAACGCTCACGGTTGGAACTGGCTATACAACGGTGGCTGGGACGAAGAACCTTACATTCAATGGTGGCACACTTGTGTGCCCAACCGCTTCAACAACGTCTTTCAACAATGCCGTGCCAGCGGGATTTACGACCACGCTTGGAACAGGTTCTGGCAAAATCAGCATGACTGCGGCTACTGCCAAAACATTCGTCGGTGGCGGTTCGACTTACAATTGCACCCTATCTAACGACGGGGCCGGGGCCCTGACGATTTCAGGCAGCAACACATTTTCAATTCTTGCTAATGGTGTACAGCCAACAACATTTACATTTACTATTGCAACGACGCAGACAATAACGACCTCGTGGGCTATTTCTGGGATTGACGGAAGTCTTGTAACCATCAACAGCAGCACTGCCGGAACGCTTGCTAACATATCCAAAACAAGCGGCGGCTTTATGAATTATGTATCCTTAAGGGACATCAGTTTTCAACCGTCCTCCGCAACTGGTGACGGCTCGCTTCCAACTGTTTGGTATGGTGGCTACAATTCAACCAATCTTGGAAATTTGGTTGGTATTGCTTTTGTCAATTGGTCAGGCGCTTTTCCCACGTCAATCAAAACTTATGTCATCACAAACACAGCTACTACCTCGTGGACCGTTCCAACCGACTGGAACTCGACCAACAACATAGTCCATCTCATTGGCGCTGGTGGCGGTGGCGGTGGCGCTAGAGAAACTACCGCCAGTAACCATGCTGGTGGAGGCGGTGGAGGTGGAGGTGGGTATACTAAAATAACTAACTATTCCGCATCTAGCGGTGGATCAATTACCGTTGCTGCTGGAGTAGGTGGAACTGCTGGTGCAGGCGCTGGTGGCACTGGTGGTACTGGTGGTGCGACTAATTTCGGTTCATATACCGCTGCCGGAGGAGTGGGGGGCAGCACAACTGCTACTCCAAGTTCTGTTGGTGGTACGGGTGGAGTTGGAGCCACATACACTGGGGGTACGGGAGGCGTTGGAGGCACATCTGTTGCGTTAAGGCCGTCTTATGCCGCTGGCGGTGGTGGAGGTGCTGCTGGGCCAAATGGTAACGGCGGTGCTGGGGGTGCCGCTGGTGCAGTTGGCGGCGGCGGCGGCGGTGGTAATGGTGGGGGCTCTGCAGGTGCTGCTGGTGGGGCAAGTGGTGGCGCTGGCGGTAATGGATGGTTAGGAACCGGAGGCGGTGCGGCTGGCGCTGGCGCAGGCACTGTAAACACTGGTGGCGGTGGCGGTGGCGCAAATGGCGGTGCTAGTGGTAATGCTACTGGCGGTACTGGTGCAACTGGTGCTGATATTCTTAACACTTGGGGTTCCGGCGGCGGCGGCGGCGGGGGTGCAGGCAATCCAAACGGCGGCACTGGCGGCACTAGTAACGGTTATGGCGCAGGTGGCGGTGGAGGAGCGCAAAATGGTGGTACAGGAACGACGCAATTCCCCGGGGGCGCTGGCAAAAGTGGCATAATTGTAATCCAATATTACCCGCTTGGCACTGTTGGAAACTTCTTCTTTGTGTTCTAGCGTTTTGATGGGGGGAGCAAAATGGCATTGAAGATATGCGTGTACGCAATCAGCAAAAACGAAGCGCACTTTGTCCAGCGGTTCTGTGACTCGGCGATTGATGCAGATATGATCCTCATTGCTGACACGGGTTCAGATGACGGATTACCAGAGAAGGCTGAAAAATATGGCGCGATTGTTCACCATATTAGCATTAGCCCTTGGCGTTTTGATCTCGCTCGCAATGCTGCTCTTTCCCTTGTTCCTCGCGATATTGACGTATGTATCAGCCTAGACATTGACGAGGTGCTTCAGCCGGGATGGCGAGAGGAGATTGAGCGTGTCTGGATCAAGGGAGAGACTACCCGCCTCCGCTATATGTTCGACTGGGGATGCGGCATCAGCTTCTATTATGAGAAAATTCATGCCCGATCTGGATATTTCTGGCATCATCCCTGTCACGAATACCCCGTCCCTGACGGACGCATCACGGAGGTCTGGGCGCAGACCGACTTCCTCATTGCCGTCCATAAACCTGACCCGACCAAGAGCCGTGGACAGTACATGGATCTTCTGGAGCTTTCCGTAAAGGAAGATCCGCAATGCCCCCGCAACGCTTTCTATTACGCTCGTGAGCTTAGCTTTAACGCTCGGTGGCAGGAAAGCATCGATGCCTGCAAGGCTTATCTGGCTCTTCCTCGCGCCACATGGGCGAATGAGCGGTGCTACGCCTACCGGGTAATGGGGCGGTGCTATAGCGAGCTGGGACAGCCCCGAGAGGCCGAGAAAGCTTTTTACACGGCTGCTGGCGAGGCCCCTGACACCCGCGAGCCGTGGTGCGAACTGGCAATGCTGGCGTATCGCGAATGCCGCTGGGAGGAGTGCTTCGCCTTCTCCATGCGCGCTTTGCGAATCAAGGACCGAATGCAAGTCTACACCTGCGACCCGGTTGTGTGGGGTTCGCAGCCTCATGATCTCGCCTCACTCTCGGCTTGGCATCTTGGAATCCCGGAAATTTGCATTGAGCAGGCAAAGATCGCATCCGACCTTGAGCCAGAGAATGACAGACTGCGCGCCAACCTTGACTTCGTGACAGCAATCCCCGGATCGGATATGATGGCCGCCGAATAGGAGAGCACCATGGCTCAGACATTTACCAATGCGGTGGCGAACAATGTCACCACTGTAACCACTGTTTACACCGCCCCCGCCTCAACCACGAGCACGGTAATTGGCCTGATGGTCGCCAATGACGCTGGTGCTGACACAACCGTGACGGTAAGCGTCGTCAAGGGTGCTACGACCGTGAACTTGCTCAATAGCGCTCCGCTACCATCCGCCAGTAACTTGGCTGTCCTGTCGAACAACACCCGCCTTGTTCTTTTGACTGGAAACAGCATCACAGTCACTGCTGCCGCTGCTGTTGACGTTGTCGTTTCTGTGTTGGAGCTGACCTGATGACTGACTCTGCCCAGAACAGCAAGCAGATCCTTGCGCAAAAAGGAACTGCTGGGACGCCCGGCCACTCGTTCTTGGGCGGCAATACCACCGGCATGTACTTGGCTGGAACGAATCAGTTGGGGTTCTCTACGGCGGGTGCGTTTGCTGCTGTGATCGACTCCAGCGGCAACGTGGGGATTGGGACGGCTTCGCCTGCAAACAAATTGGATGTTGTCGTTAGCCAAAACAGCAACTTACTAACAAGGGTCTATAACGCCAACGCCGGTTCCTCTGCAAGTGCAATTTTTAACGCGCAGTCGAATGACGGAAATCTTTATATGATTTCTAATTCCACTGCTGGTGGCGGTGGATCAACTATCTATTGCGATAATGGAACCGGACAATTCCTTATCAAAAGTTATGCAGCAATACCGCTGGCATTTGGAACCAGTAACGCCGAACGTATGCGCATCGACTCCAGCGGCAATGTCGGGATTGGTGTTGTACCAAGCGCATGGGCTAATGGTTCATATGCGCTTCAAGTTGGTAATGGCGCAAGCATTTTTTCCAACAATATTGCCTATTCGTACTTCGGCACAAACAACTATTTTGATGGCACTAATTGGCGTTATATGGGGACCGGCGCGGCTACTCAATATGTACAGTCAAACGGGGCTAGTATTTGGTACTACGCTGCATCTGGAACGGCGGGAAATACGTTTGCATGGCAAGAAGCCATGCGCCTCAACTCCAACGGGGATCTTTATGTAGGTGCTGCTGGTGGCGGTGTAGGAAAACTTAATTCGTTTGGCGGGTCTGGTTCAGCCGGTTTTTTTGAAAACAACGGCGCTACTGAAATTATTAATATTTCCAATTCATCCAACACAGCGTTCACAGCAATGCGTTTTCTCGTAAATGCTTTTAGCACTGTAGTTGGATCAATATCTTGCTCAACTTCAGCTACTTCCTTCAACACGTCATCTGACTATCGTTTGAAGAACTCTGTCACGCCAATGACTTCAGGGCTGGCGGCGGTCTCAGCTTTGAAGCCTGTCATCTACAAGTGGAATGCAGACAATAGCAATGGAGAAGGTTTCATCGCCCATGAACTTGCTGAAGTCATTCCACTTGCTGTGTTTGGTGAAAAGGATGCCGTCGATAAAGACGGGAAAATTCAACCGCAGGGCGTAGACTACAGCAAGGTGGTGGTTCATCTTGTCGCCGCCATCCAAGAACTCGCAGCCAAAGTGGCCGCATTAGAGGGGAAGTAAAATGAAGCTTGAACTAACCATCGACGAAATCAACGTCATCATGCAGGCGCTAGGAAATGCCCCCTACGTTCAGGTGGTGGCGCTCGTCCAGAAGATCCGTGAACAGGCCCAGTCGCAAGTGGCGGCCCCGCAGGAGAACGCACAATGAGCATCACTAACACTTGGGTCATCGAGCAAATGACTTGCTACCCCACCTACGAGAGCCAGACTGACGTGGTGTTTAACGTCGCGTGGCGCGTCAACGCCACTGACGGAACCTACTACGCCACCTCCTACGGGACACAGGGCGTCACCTACGTCGCTGGAGCACCCTATACGCCCTACGCTGACCTGACGCAGGCTCAGGTTGTTGGCTGGGTACAGGACGCCATGGGACCTGAAAAGGTCGCCAACATTGAGGTAAACCTCACCAAGCAGATTGATAACTTGATCAATCCTCCGGCTGTGACGCCTCCGCTGCCTTGGAAGGCGTGAGCTACCTAGCCTCAAGGACTACATTTGATGGACACGCAGTTGATCATGAACTTCGTTGGTGTGGTCGCGATTGGCGCGGGCGGCTGGTTCTCCCGTGAGATTTGGGGCGCTGTCAAAGAGATGAGGAAAGACCTTCACGAATTAGAGGTAGATCTTCCCAAGACGTATGTGAGCAAGTTCGACATGGACAAACGCATGGACCACATCGAGACGATGTTCCAGCGCATCTACGACAAGCTTGATGGGAAGGCTGACAAATAATGGATCCAATCAGCCTTTTGGCCGCTGCCAAGATTAGCTTTGAGGCTCTGAAGTCAGGGATTGCAGTTGGCAAGGAGCTGCAATCAATGGCTAAGGATCTCGGCTCGCTGTTTGACAGCGTGGCCGCAATCACGCGCCATGCCGCAGACCCCAAGGGCAGTATAATTGCTGGGAAGTCAGCGCAGCAGATCGCCATGGAGGCATATGCCGCCAAGGCCGAAGCTGACCAGATGATGGAAGAGTTGAAAAACCACTTCATCGGTGAATTTGGCATTGCAGCATGGGATCAGGTTCTGTCTGCAACAACGCAAATTCGTAAGGATCAGAAAGCAGCCGCTCTGGAGGCTCAAAAAGAGCAGGAGGAGCTGATGCAGACCGTCATGACGTGGGGCGCAGCTCTTCTCGCCCTGATTGTGACAATCATATGCGTGATTCTGATCGCCATTGGCCTAATTAATCGATAGGAACCCGGAAAATGAGCTTACTTGATCAATTCGGCCCCTTGCTTGGTCAAGTAGCCCCAACCATCGCCACGGCGCTGGGTGGCCCACTGGCGGGGGTTGCCGTGAAGACCCTGTCTAACGCCCTCTTCGGTCATGAAGACGGCACTGAGGAGCAGGTATCCGAGGCTATGGCCTCTGCAACGCCTGATCAGCTTGCGGCTATCAAGAAGATCGACGCCGATTTCAAGGTGCAGATGAAGTCGCTCGACATCGACCTTGAGCGCATTGCTGCAGGTGATCGTGACAGCGCCCGGCAGATGCAGATTGCCAACAAGGACTGGACACCGAAGGCTTTGGCCTTCTGCATTACATTCGGGTTCTTTGGGGCTCTGGTCTGGATCTTGGTGTTTGGGATCCCGAAGACGGGGACAGAGGTTCTTCTGATGATGCTAGGTTCGCTCAGCACCTCATGGACTGGCGTTGTTCAGTTCTATTACGGCTCTAGCGCTGGGTCTAAGGCCAAGACTGATGCTCTTACGGCGAGGGATGGGAAATGAAAGAGAACTGGGACGAATGCTTCGCCATGGTCATCAAGAGCGAAGGTGGGTTTGTAAACAATCCTAAGGACCCTGGAGGCATGACCAACTTGGGCGTCACTCGTTCGGCATGGCAGGGCTACCTGAACCGTGACGTAACTGAGGCCGAGATGCGCGCCCTGACGCCCGAAACAGTCAAGCCTTTCTACAAGGCCCTGTATTGGGACCGGATTAAGGGCGATATGCTGCCCCCCGGCGTTGACTATGCTGCCTATGACCTTGCCGTTAACAGCGGACCCCACAAGGCTGCCCAGTACCTTCAGGAGATAGCTGGCGTGACGGCAGACGGCATGATTGGCCCAAAATCTTTGGAGGCGATCAAATCCTGCAACGCTGAGGAAACTGCTGACGCAATCTGCGATATGCGGATGGACTTCCTCAAAAGGCTTTCAACTTTTGATACGTTTGGCAAGGGCTGGACGGATCGGGTTGGCAGGGTGAAGGCCAAGGCCATCAGTATGGCGAACGAAGCCTGATAGTGTTAGGATAGGCCATGGCCACCACGACGACGTTCACCACTCTCAAAGAAGACATCCGGCGCTATCTTGAGCGTGGCTTCACGCTTGCGTCGGATGCTATTGTCTATGAGCAGATTCCTCGTCTGATAAACCTTGCCGAGCGCCGCATTGCGCGCGAGCTAAAGGTAGAGGGCCTGATCAACGTCATCACCAGCACCATGTCGCCCGGCCTCGCTGTTTACCCCAAGCCCGACCGCTGGCGCTCAACGGTTTCCTTCAATTTCGGGATCGGGAACGAGTATAATCAGCTCTTCCCCCGGTCCTACGAGTATGTGCGCTCGTACTGGCCGAACCGCGACGAGACGGATGTCCCGCTGTTCTACGCCGAATACGACTACAACAACTGGATTGTCTCGCCGACGCCCGATCAGGCCTACCCGTTTGAGGTTCTGGTCTATCAGCTTCTGCCCCTTCTTGACGAGACAAATCAAACCAACTGGCTCACTGACTACGCCCCGCAGGTGCTTCTTTATGCCTCCCTGCTTGAGGCCACGCCGTTCCTGAAAAATGATGAGCGCATCGCTGTTTGGCAGTCCATGTATGACCGCTCGGCGCAGGCGCTCAACGGCGAAGACCTCTCCAAGATCCTTGATCGTTCCGCCCGTCGGACGGAGGTATAAATGACCACCAGCTACACCGAAGTCTTTGGCGGAACGAACATCTACCCGTCTGATGTCTCATATTTAGCCTTTGGTCTAACTACTACTGACATCACGCTGGCGTGGCCGGTTGAGACGAACGCTCCAAACGCAGCAGCCGACTTCCCGACAGCTCGCATCATGGATGTGAACTGCACTGGAACATCAAGAAAAATTTATATGCCAGCCGCCAATCAGGCAGGTGTCGGTGAATGCGCGCTCTTTAATAATACCGGAACCACAAACTTTACAGTTGTTAACAGCATTGGTGGGGTCATCTGCACAGTTCTGCCGGGAACGCTTTGGCAGGTTTACATGACCTCCAACACAACTGCGGCTGGCGTGTGGGTAGCGTATCAGTTTGGTTCGACAACCTCCTCGGCAAATGCGGCGGCGCTGGCTGGATTTGGTTTGAAGGCCATCACAACCACTCTTAATCAGGCAATTACGGTTCTTCAGCTTAACTCGGCCTATACGGCTGGCGTTAGTGATCGTGCTCATATGATCAACTGGACTGGCGCAAGTGGTACATTATCGCTGACTAGTTCAGCCACTCTTGGCGATGATTGGTTTCTGTATGTCAGGAACAACGGAACGAGCGCCCTGACGGTTGACCCAAGCGGCACCGAAACGATCAATTCCGCAACAACGCTGGTGATGAACCCCGGCGACTCCGCAATGATCATTTGCGATGGAACATCTTTCTACACCGTAGGCCTTGGCAAGTCCGCCGTTTTCACGTTCGATTACACCCAAATCAACGTGGCCGGGACCGGGAACTACACCCTTTCTGGTTTCGAACTGAACCGTATCGCATACGATCTGATCGGGCTTCTGACAGGCAACCGCAGTGTCATCGTACCCGCTACGGTGCAGCAATATTGGATCAACAACACCACAACCGGGGCCTTTAGCCTCACGGTTAAGACGGCGTCTGGGACTGGCGTAGTTGTGCCGCAGGGTGGCGCGGCCATCCTTTACTGCGACGGCACGAATGTAGTCAGCGCACAGACCCTCAACGTCGCCCTCCCTGTCCCCGTCGCCAGTGGTGGCACTGGCGCGACGACAGCCAGTGGCGCTCTTGTCAATCTGGGCGGCACATCGGTTGGAACAGCTGTCTTTACCGCAGCTAATTCAGCCGCAGCCAGAACGGCGATTGACACCTTCTCAACGCAGGAGTCCCTGTCCCTGATCGTGGCGCTCAGCTAATGGCGACACAGCCCTACACCATCAAGTCCCTCCCCGGCATCAAGCGCGACGGAACGCGCCTTGAGAATGGCTTCTATGTGGATGGCCAATGGTGTCGGTTTCAACGTGGGTTGCCCCGCAAAATGGCGGGCTATCGCACTGTTTCTGCTGAACTTCCTGAGATCTCGCGTGGTCTCAATGCCTACAACCAGAACGGGCGCGTCTATCTGATTTCAGGTAGCAATAGCTATCTCACGCAGCTTGTGCTCAATTCTGATGGCATTGCAGTCTCAAAATATGACCGCACGCCGTCGGGGTTTGCTGCAAACAGCCTCAACCTCTGGACCTTTGATAGCCAGTTCGATTCGGTTGGCGTATCGCCTGGCGCTTACCTTCTGGCACACCCGGGCAAAAACCTCTCTACAATCGACTCAGACGCCACTTCCTCGCTGTATTGGGGACTCACCAATACTACGGCCCTCTTGACCGCCAACACTGCGCCTGCGGTCTCTGGTGGTGTTGTCTGCCTATACCCTTACACTTTCGTCTATGGGTCGAACGGATATGTGGCGTGGTCTGTCGCCAATAGCCCCAATGACTGGGTGGGGATTGGATCTGGAGACGGTTACATCACGTCTCAAAAGATTGTCGCTGCGCTTCCGCTGAGAGCTGGCCCAGGCAATGCTCCTGCTGGCCTCTTCTGGTCTTTGGACAGCCTTATCCGCTGCACCTTCGTTGGCGGCGACCCAGTGTTCCAGTTCGACATTCTGACCTCGCAGTCGTCGATCCTGTCTTCACAGTCTGTGATTGAATACGACGGCATCTTCTATTGGGTCGGCGTTGACCGTTTCCTGATGTTCAACGGCGTTGTCCGCGAGATCCCTAACCAGCTGAACCAGAACTGGTTTTTTGACAATCTCAACTATGCCCAGCGCCAGAAGGTTTTTGCCTACAAGGTGCCTCGTTTTGGCGAGATTTGGTGGTGCTACCCCCGTGGTGATGCCACCGAGTGCACCCATGCTGTCATCTACAACCTGCGTGAAAACACATGGTATGACACCCAACTGCCCAACTCTGGCCGATCATGCGGTGAGTTTGTGACCGTCTATGAGTACCCCTTCATGACTGGCGTAGATACGGATTCCGTCACCGGACAGTACAAACTCTGGCAAAATGAGTTTGGGTATGACGAGTTGGACGGGACGCAGATCAACTCCATCGAATCCTACTTTGAGACTGCTGATATTTCCCTAGTGGCCGATCCGAATAACCCAAGGGAAAAATCGCTCGTATGTAGGATGATTGAGCCTGACTTCATCCAGACTGGCGACATGACATGCCAGATCTCTGGCAGGGCGAACGCTCGATCTCCTGAAGTGTTGAGTGAGGAAAAAACCTTCCCCGATCAGGACAACACCATCCGGCCTGATCAGCAGGTGATCTTCTTCAAGGATCTGCGCCGTGAAATGCGGTTCATTTTCAAATCCAATGTGGTTGGTGGGAACTATCAGATGGGCCAGTGCATCGCGCACATTGAGCCTGGCGATGGGACGGTGCTGGGATGATCGACCCCCGAGGAATGACAGTTACTGACTGGACCGACTCAATGGTCTATAGTCTTGAGAAGTACGGAACTATGAGCCGCTTGGACGACCCTGAGAAGTGGCAGTTGTGGGCTTTGGGTGTTGTTTCGTTTTTCGACGTTGGGAAGCAGAACCCCCCAAACCCAATGGATTACAATGACTGGCTGGAGTGGGCATTCGCCTTCACCCGTGCCGTAACCCTACCCGGTGGATAACATGGCCCCTGATTACCCCGCCAACTGGAACCCGGTCTCCAACGACGCAGCCGATTCGGCTTGGCGTGGTAGTCCCATGAGCATGTTCGCCAAGGGTGGGCGTGTCGGGTGCAAGCCCTTTGAGATCAAGGTTCCGAAGGAACACACTGAGAAAATGGCAAGGGGTGGGTTGGCTGGCCAAGCGAAGAACGTAGCTGACGCTGGCGTTGGCGGCGATACGATGGTCATCCACATCAACAAGGATGAGTATCATAAGCTCTGCAAAGAGTGGGGCGAGCCCACGATCAATCCCCACACCGGAATGCCACAGTTCACGCCGTTCTATAAACAGTCTTGGTTCGCCCCTGTGGCGGCTTTAGCGGCGACAGCATTGATGGCGACAGGTGTTGGCGCACCTATTGGCGCTGCCTTGCTTGGTACGGAACTCGGGGGGGCTACTCTTGCCGGGTTAACGGGTATTGAGGCTCTTGGCGCGACTACAGCTGGTACACTGGCGGGTAATGCCGTTTTAGGTGGTGTTGCCGGTGGTCTTACAGGCGGTTGGAGTGGTGCTGCCAAGGGTGCGGCTCTTTCCGGCCTTGGCACCGTCGGGTCTTCGGCTCTTGGAAACTATCTCGGCACCGGGGCCGCAGCGGCCCCGACTTCTGTGACTACGGGTACTCCCGGAGGGACCTTGGAAGGTGCGGCTGGATATAGTGCGGACGATCTTGCATATCTAAATGCAGGCGCTGACAAAATAATGAGTACGCCAGGAAATGAAGCTTTTGGCGGCAATCTTGTTGATAAGGGCACAAGTGGCATGACCTTTAACGTGGACCCAGCAGCTGCTGCGTCCAAGGGTTCTGGTATCATGTCTGGCATCACCGGCTACCTCACCGACCCCAACAAGATGGCGGCTGCCGCTGTCGGTCTTGGCGCGATGACTGGCGCTCTCGGCGGTAGCAGCTCAGCTGCAGATCAGGCGACTGCTGCAACACCGGGCGCACCTACCTCTACAGATCCCAACATGACGAAGCGTCTGGACGTAGCCCCGCTGAATCGCAACCGCCTGCGCCCCCCCATCGACTACTACAACTACGGAAAAATGCCGGAGCCGCTGTATTATGAGCCTGCCCAGACAACGCAGGATCAGCCAACCATTGCCGCTGCTCGTGGCGGCCCGCTGAGCCACTATGTGCAGGGCGGTGGAACCGGGCGATCCGATAGCATCGACGCCAAGCTGTCGGACGGGGAATACGTTTTAGACGCGACTACAGTGTCCCTTTTGGGCGACGGGTCTTCAAAGGCAGGGGCTAAAAAGTTGGACCAGATGCGCAAAAATATTTGGAAGCACAAAGGTCAGGGAATGGCTAAAGGAAATTTTGGTCCAGATGCTAAGGCTCCAGAGGAGTATATGTCTTGACGGCACATACTAACTCGCGCTCTCCCGCATTAATTGCTGCTCGCGAACAGGGGCTTGCCGCTTATTTTACTGGAAAGCCATGCAAAAATGGGCATTTGGCCGAGCGTGAAACAAAATCAAGAAGGTGCGTTGTGTGCCGCAACATGTGGGCTGCAAACGCTTATAAAGCTAATGATGGTGCTGCTAAAGTTCGTAAATGGCGAGCTTGCCTGCCCCCTGAAAAGAAAAACGAGATTGATCAAAAGGCTGTTTTGCGAGCCAGAGAATGGCGAGCAAAAAACCCTCGCCATAGAAACGCTCTGTCAACGCTTTACAAAAAAGTTGTGAGACAGCGAACGCCTGCGTGGGCAAATATAGCGATGATAAAAGAGATCTACAAAAATTGCCCAATAGGGTATCATGTAGATCACATTTTCCCATTGCGAGGTGACACCGTGTCCGGCCTTCATGTCGCTGAAAACTTGCAGTATCTTCCTGCGAAGGAAAATCTCAAGAAAAACAAGAGCATACAGGGCCTTCCAGACATATTCTGTGGGAGAGCATAAATGGCGTTCATGAACTTCCTGACGCAGGGGCAGCCCCTCCCCTCCAGCACTTCGTCCCTGACGACTTCGCAGGTTCCGCAGTATCTGTCGGATTACCTCTACAACCTCATGTCTGGGGCCTACAGCGCTGCGCAGCAGCCATATCAAGCATACGAAGGCCCCCGTATTGCTGATTTTACGCAGCCTCAGCAGCAGGCCTTTGGCATGACTACTGACGCTGCGGGAGCCTACAAACCCGAGCTCGCTGCTGCGGGGCAGACTGCTGCTACAGCTGGTGGTCTCAGCACCATCGGTGCGGCGCAGCCGTACTTCAACGCCGCAACCGGCAATCAAGTTGCTGCTGCAGGACAGCCAGCCCTGTCGCAGGCCATGGGGATAAACGCAGCGACGGCGGCGCAGCCATATCTATCGAAGGCTGGAGCCACAGATATTGTAGGTGCAGCTCAACCCTACCTGTCGCAGGCCAAGGGAATAAACGCAGCGACAGAGGCGCAACCCTACCTGTCGCAGGCTGGGGCCATAAATATTGCAGGTGCGGCTCAGCCCTACATGAGTGCCGCTGCAGCTTCTACGCCCAGTCAAATCAGTTCGTATATGAACCCCTACATTGAGAACGTCACCAATCGCATGGGTGATATTGCTTCTCGGCAAATCAAAGAGAAGCTAATGCCCGCTATTGGGGATCAATTTATCCGAGCCGGACAATATGGGTCTACTCGGCAGCAGGAATTGGCTCAACGTGGCGTTCGCGACATCTCCGAGAACCTCGCTGATCAAATTGGAACGACACTGGCGCAAGGCTACAACACTGCTGGAACCCAAGCCCAGCAAGACCTTGCTCGGCAGGCAAACCTTGCGCAGATGGCAGGATCCCAGGCTCAACAGCAAGGCGCTCTTCAGGCCAATATTGGTCAGACGGCTGGCAGCCTAGCCAACCAACAAATGGCGAACCTTACGAATCTTGGTCAGGCTGCAGGATCCCAGGCTCAACAACAAGGGTCTCTTCAGGCTAATATTGGTCAGACGGCTGGCAGCCTGGCCAACCAACAAATGGCGAACCTTACGAGCCTTGGTCAGGCGCAGGGCTCTTTGACTGCGCAAGATATGTCTCGACTTGCATCCATGGGTCAGGCTGCCGGTACTCTCACGGGCACAGAAGAGGCCAACAAGGCCGCTCTGGCTGGCGTGCAGGCTGGTCTTGGCCAGAAGGCACAGGCGCTCGGTCTTACCGGCGCGGCTGCCACAGAGGCCGTGGGGGCCGAGCAACAGGCCATGAACCAGAAGAACTTGGATCTGGCCTATCAGGATTTCCAGACGCAGACGCAGTATCCTGAACAGCAGCTGGGGTTCTTGAGCAACATCGTGCGCGGCTTGCCCTCTGGCGGTGCCACGCAGGCTCAGTCTGGAACATCAATGGGAAGCACCTATTCAGCTTCGCCGCTTGCCTCGCTGGCCAGCGCTGGTCTCAGCGCGGCTGCCCTCAGCAATCTTTTGAAGTAAGGATCAAAAAATGGCTGTGGTACAAGCACCGCTCGGCGGGACAGCACAGACAGATGATGAAGATCAGCCCGCCGCTGCTCCTGTCGGAGGGCTTAGCGCTCTTGCGGCTGGTCAATTTGCTGGTCTTTCCGGCCCGTATCAGGCCCTGTATCAGCAGATGCAGGCGAAGGCCGACGCTCAGCGCGCGGCCCAGCAGGAATATCTCAGCACCCTGCAAAAGCAGGAAGGGGCGCTTGGCCAGCAGGGCATGAGCAATCTCGACAAGGCCTCCCTGATGTTTCAGGCGGCGGGCGCACTTGGATCCTCTACGCAGGGAACTGGCCTAGCGCCCGCGCTTGGCAACCTCGGCACCGCCATGGCCGGGCCTCTGTCGAAGGCTGCTGAGGCTCAGCGTCAGCGTCAGACCCAGCTTCAACAGCTTCAGCTTGCCCGCCAGAAGCTCAGCATGGAGATGGCTGGGTCTGGTGGCGTGGATCCTGCGCAGGCGTTGCAGCTGCTGAAGGCGCAGCAGGATCAGGAAGAAGAGCCTGAATATAAAGACATCAAGCTTGGGAATGGTGTAACCAGAACTCTCAAGTTCATTGGTAACGATGCTTATGATCCTGTTTCTGGAAAAAAGATTGATGCTTCAACTTTCAACCAACAGGCGCAATCTGAATCAGATCTCTCTGGAGAAGATTATCTAAAAACCATTCCCAAAGATTTAGCTATGGAGGTTCAATCTTTGGCGGCGGGTCGAAAGCCTCCTAAATTTGGTAGCAGAGATGCTGAACGTACAACAGCTACGCTCACTGCGTTAAGGCAGTATCTTGGAAATGATCAAGAGGCCTATGACCATATTATGTCTGGTCGTAGGGCTCAAGTTGCCGCAGATATCACTTCAGACAAACCCAACACTATGGGTTTTGCAGTTACATCTGCTGCAAAGCTGATGGGGCATACAGATGATGCGGCAAAATCTGCTGGAAATCTTGAAAATTACGACACACCCCTCCTTAACAGAGGGCGTTGGACAGCCACTTCTGCATTGGGCCAGTCCGATATAGAGAAGCTTCGTGAATACAATACAACTCACAATACTGCTTCTGGCGAAGCTGCGCGGGCAATCAAAGGTGGCGTTCCTTCTTTGGGAGAAGTTAAAGAGGCTTTATCACTTTCGAACCCATACATGGGACCAAACGAATTTCAAGGTCACTATACGGCCATTGGGAAGCTCCTCAGCGACTCTGTAAAACCATACATGGACCGATACAATCGAGTCATGGGAACGAACTTCACAGATACCAACGATTTTCTGAAAAAGTTCGCACCGTCTGAGGGAGAGCATATTGAAAACTTGAGAAATTTGACGATCAAGGGTTCGAATAAATGGAAACAAAAACAGCAAGAGCTGCAACAAGCGCAGCCCGCCGCTGCTCCCATTGCTGGCGCTGGACAGCCTGTGCCTACTTCACAAATTTCTCAGCAAGATGCAGCTCAAGGTTGGAAAGTTGTTAATGGGATGCGTGTCCGTTTGAAGCCCGGAGAATAATAATGCCTATTTTTGAGCTTCAAGGCCCTGATGGGAAAACGTATGAAGTAGACGCGCCGGACATGGAGACGGCAACGAAGGCGTTTTCGCCTGCCGCTTCAGGTGAGCACAAATCTGCTGCGTTTTCTGAAGGCAAGGCAGCCGCAAAACAGCGCATAGCTGCGCCTGATGAATATGTTGATGTGCCGGTTTATGGCCCAGATGGTGCCGCGACTGGCGCAACTGAGCGCGTTCTGAAGCCGAAGGCTGATCCTATTGGTATGGGTGCAATGTCTGTTTTCCCATTTGGGGAAGACATTGCGATGCTTGGAAAAGGTCAAGTTCCATTCAGCGATGAATATGCCCGCGAGAAACAACGCCTTGGCGGCGAAATGCAAGCTAACAAAGAGGCGTACCCCAATCCCTATATGGTGGGTCAGGCAGGCAGTCTTGCCGGGCAGGCATTTGGCCTTTCCGCACTCAAGCTCCCCGGGGCTGCATGGGGGTCGGAGGCTCTCCCAGAAGGTACATCTATCGCTACCCGTGGTGCTCAGATGCTCAAGCGTGCCGCAGGTGCTGGTGCTGGAGGGGCAACTGTCGGAGCCGTCACTGGGCTTGGAGAGGGCACGGGAATGGAGCGACTGAAGGGAGCAGGCGAGGGTGCTCTTGTCGGCGGCGCTCTAGGTGCTCTTTCCGTCCCAGCTGTTGAAGGCGTGATAGGCGCTGGAAAACTTGTCTATGACAAATTGGGTAGGCCTGTTGCCGATGTGGCAAGGGGCCTCATGGATCCTCGCGCATTAGCCGAAGCCAATGTAGCAAAAAGCCTTGAGCGCGGGCGTCAAATGACCGCTGAGGGGCCACCTGAATTTGATTACATGCTCTCAAAAGGTGAGCCTGTGATGATTGGTGATGTCGGTGGCGAGCCTACTAAAGCCCTTGCCCGCTCAGCTGCAAATATCTCCCCAGAAGCGCGCGAAACTCTAATTGAACCCATCACCCAAAGGTTTGCTACGCAGACTGAGCGAGTTGCTGGTGACATTGAAGGCTTGTTCCCAAGGGCGACTGATTATACGCAGACGGTTCAAGGGCTGCATGATGCCGCTCGCATTGCAAATGCGCCAGCTTACAAGAGAGCCTACGCACAAGGCTCATCTGGCATGTTTAACGAAAAGCTCTATGATTTAGCGCAGGCTCCGACTATGCAGCAAATGATGCGGAATGCAGATCGTCGTGCAAAAGACCAACCGGGTTATGGATCGACCAAAGAAGGTCAAATTATTGATCCGTTTACATGGAATAATAAAGGCGAACTTGTCGTTAAAGATGGAATGAAGGCTACTGATGCCAATTTGGCTTATTGGGACGTTGTAAAACGAGGTCTTGATAGAAAAATTGAAGGTCTTGAGTCTGCCGGAAAATGGAGTGAAGCCCGTGACATTAAGGGGCAGCGTTCTTCCTTGATCTCAACCCTTGAAGATATGGTGCCGACCTATGGTGCGGCTCGCGGTACTGCGAGAAAATTCTTTAATGCAGAAGATGCTTACGAGGCCGGAATAAATCTCGGGAAAGCAAATAATGCTCGGGACGTATCAGAGCTATTTAATGCTTGGAAGGGTTTTACTGCTCCTGAAAAAGAACTGTTTGCCAGAGGTCGCGTGGCAGACATTTTACAACGCACCAGCGCGGTCAAGGATAATACAAGCATTGTAAACCAGACGTTCATGGGGACATCTCCAGTCGAGCGTGCCAAAAACTTGATGGCTCTTGGGCCAGAACGGTCTTCCGCGCTAGAGGCTCGCCTTCGTGCCGAACAAATCATGGACCGTTTGCGCCCTGCTGTATCTGGGGGTTCCACCACGGCTCGTCAGCTGGCTGAATATGGCCTTGCTGGCGCAGCTGGAAGCGGTGTTGGCTATACGCAAGGTGATGCCAGTCTTGGCGGCGTAGCGGGCATCTTGATGAAGGCAGGAAAAGGGCGTGTAAACGCTGATGTGGCAAAGGAAGTGGCGCAAATCCTTACGTCAAAGGATCCTGTATTACTTGCCAAGCTGACGCAGATGGCATCCAAAAACAGCGGAATTACGGAATCTCTTCGCGGATTGCAGGCCTCTGTCCCCAGTGGGGCCGTTGGGAAAGTATTTGGGAAAGGCACTATTAGCGCATCTCCCAAAGATGCGCGTTCTTTGACCGCTGGCCAAATAGGTGCTGCGGCCACTACACCAAATCCCTAAACAACCTCGCAAAAAGCGTGTCACGGGTCCTCATGTAAGATTCGTTCACGCCGTCGATGTACCCGGCCCAGTAGGTCTCGTAGACATGAAGCGCATAGGGATCCCCTAGACGATTCGTGTGCTCGTCTGCACGGCCCTCGTCGAACAGGTAGTTGTGGCGCAAATCGAACGGGAAAAACTCATGCTGTGGGCGAATATCGCATGGAATTTCCTTCGAGATTTCCACAGGTAAATTTACAGAATGATACGCCCATGTACCGACTTCGAGCGCAGATGGGATCCTCTCCAGCCATTTCCCGAGGAACTCGGCACCCGGCTTGGCGACGATCGGCGACATAGCCAGCGAATCCGCCGTCTCTCGCGCCAGCACCATATCTGGCCCCACCAAGGGGTGTAGGCCCTTCAGGAGCAGGGTGTCGGTGTCGAGGTATATGCCACCCAGCTTCTGAAGGATCTGGAGTCTCAGCACGTCCGCCTTGTACTGGATGTGCGCCAGCGGGACGCCTTCGATCTCGCTCGGCAGTTCAACTGGCCTGACTTCGAACAGATCTTTCACCATGTACCAGTTTGGGTTATTACGAGGAACCTCGTTACACCACATTAAGATGGGCTCGAGATGGTTGGAGGCGGCTGCCAGCACAGCCAATGCGTTGATGAAGCTGAAGGGCCTGCTGCCGGGCTGCGTGAGCCAGATAAAGTGTATCAATGCGGTCTCCCCATGCTTGGGTTGGTTTGAGCTTTGATGTCTGGGTTAGGCCAGCACCAGCACTCTCGAGTGTCGTTCTGAAAACAGACCCAGAGCAGGTGGTGCTCTGGGCCGTAATCGATCCACGCTATGCAGAGGGCTTTACCCTTCGGCGTCTCGACTGGAAGCGGTGGGCTTAGTTGATGGAGCATATCTCATTGGCCTTTTTGGGATTGGCGAGATGGTTGTATAAAGCTCGCCGGTTTCTGGGTCTTTTCGACAGTCAAGATACATGGCTATTTTGTGCGAATGTCTGGGGCTCAAAACAAGATCCCCATCCGGCTCTTCATAGCACACCATTCCATCTTGATCGTACTCTGGCCTACGGAGCCACCCGAAGGACCAGTGCCAGCCATGCCTGACGATGGGGTCACTCATAAGAATCTGTCCTCAATCATCTGCCAAGTCAGCAGCGCGAAAAACAGTATAGCTGCGATTGCTCCGGTTACAACGACGCCTGTGGCGGCTCCGAGCATGATGGTGATTAGTGCTTCATTCATTTTTGTTCTCCTAGTGCTTTGCGGGCTTCTTCTAACGCGGCTAACGGGATCGTTTCTGTCGCGTCTTTCGCGTATTGCAATCGAGCAAAAATTGCATTCCCATCAAATCCAGTTGAGATGCTTTCTGCTCTTGCAAATGGACGTAGCGCCTCCTCCAGCTTCTCGATGCGGGTAGCGGCAGCATCTGCTTCCCAACTTCCGTTGGCGCGTAACATTTCAATCAGCGTCATCTTTCCCCTCCAGTGCTTTGCTGGCGCGCCGAAAATCTGCAACGGTTACAACGGCAAGCTGGTCTCTCGGCCATCCGTGACACTGATACACTTCCATTTCATCGCATTCGTCACCTACAACGCCAATTGGAAACTTTGAAAACGGTTTAAGCGCCGCTTCCAGCTTCTCGATGCGGGCTTCTAACTTAGCGGCATGTCCAGCACGGCGCATCGCTTCAAGAGTGTCTGGGCTGATAACCATATAACGATCATTCATCTTTCCCCTCCAGTGCTTTGCGGGAACGTACTTCAATCTTTTCCCAGTCATCATCGTAGTCGCAAGCTTCGCAATGGTTTCCCCAAAGGAGCACATCCCGCAGCGCCGCCTCCAGTTTCTCGATGCGGGCATCGCGTTCGCCAAGCACTGCGTTGTAACGCACCAGCCAGTCTTGCCACTGCGGGAATGTCAGCTCGCCAACTGCTGGTAATTTAAGATCAAAGCCCATGTCGTCAGTCATTGCTGGCCCCTCCACCCCTTCAAAGTCTCTTTAGCGTCGTAATAGTCTACAGGCCGCATCGCAAGGTCTTTGCACATTCCAAACTCTGCCTCACTCAGGTTCTTCTTGAGGAAGCGGTTAATGCCGTTCAGAACTGTTGTGTGATCGCGGTCGCCACACAGACGCCCGATCTGGCTGAGGGACCACCCATGAGAATTCAACTTGGCATAAATTTCAAAACGGCACTCCACATATCTCCACTTCTGAGACCTACCAGAAGCATCCTTCCAATTAATCCGATGCTTTTCAAGAATCGGTAGGATCTTCGCTTTGATCTCAGGGAAGCACCGAAGGCCCTGTAACAATTGCGGTGCTCTGGTAGCTATCGACAGGGCTTCCAGTGGAGGCGTCACAGGAGGCGCTGCAACACGCTCTGGGGCGGGTTCAGGCAGCGGCAGAGGCTTGGGTGGCGGGCCAGCATTCAAACGGGCCCTGACGGCCTTGTAATGGGTGTTGAGATCCATCAGAACGTCAGACATTTCCTTCTCCCAATGCTGCGATGATAATGCCATCAATTTGATCGCTGAAACGGTCGCGCTTGTTATTGATCTCGCTGATCTTGCGCAACGCAGCTTCCAAAGTATCAATCCTGCTAGCTTGGTTCCAAACCTTCGACTCAAGCTGGTCGATCATTTGCTCGGCCTCAAGATATTTCTCATGCCAGCGTTGTTCTTGCGATTCCCAATACTGCGCCATTTTCATTTTGGACTCCTTTGAT